ATGTTGTAGAGCATCAGAAACATGCTAAGAAGAGTTTTCATCCTCAGACAGACACTTCTGATATTGAGAACTTCCTTAGATATGATATCTTAAATATAGAGGGTAATGACAATAAATTCATGCCTTACTCTTTAAAGAGAATAGTGGAGGAAACTAAGAGAGTTTCGTGCCCTTCAGGAGACAATCCGTCTATAGATGTGTGGAATAGAATATTAAAAACAGATGTCATGAAGTACTCCATGATGATGACCCAGATTTTTCTAGAGCTGTCTTACTGCTATAAACACTGGACTAACCACTATGAATTCATTCACAAAAAACTAGAGTGTGGAATAGAGATGGTAATATATAATCCTAAGACTACACTTTTTGTTTCTTTTGCCTTCCCAAGAAGTGGATGTAAGCTATGGGACTCTGGAAGATTAGGCCCTTCTATGTATAACTCTTCTACTCATTACTTCACAGATTGGTCTTCTTTTGACAACTCTCAGTTGGAGCATTTCATAAAATTTGGCCCTTACATTGGAACTTGCTTAATTGAGCTTCTTAGCTGTTCTGAATCCAGTCTCGAGCATTTCTCTAGATATGCTAGAGATTGTATTTCTAACATTCTCTTGTTGTACTTGAACAATAAGACTGATTCTGAAGAGTTAGTTACTTCTCAGAGATACCTAATAATGAAGGTATTGGAAGATGTGGGATCTTCTCCTTATGTTTTTGTAGACAGACTACCCAAAGTGATAAGGTCTAGATTGACCTGTCACTACCTTAAGAAAACAATAGAGTTAATGGAGTACTACGAGACAAATAAGATTACCAAAGTGGCTAGGCAAGGAGAAGGAATGATACTATATGACTACATGAATGTAAGGTCTCTCTTCAGTTCTCAACACATCAGTCTCAACATGAAAATCAATGAGTTTTACTTCGGTTATGTTGTTTCTAAGGAAAGGAACACAGGTAAAGACAAGACCTTCAAAGTATTGACAAAATTGATAAAGCAGGAGCAGAAGTTTAGAAAGAATGTTAAGGGTAGCATGTTCACTAGAGGGGAAGAGTTTGAAGAATTCAAGACAAACTTACCTCTTCTTAAGTTTTTTTCTAAGTCCTTTGGAGATATCATGGAGTCAAAATTTGGGAAAGACTATAAGAAAAAGATACTGTCAGATTTCCTGCACGGAAGTGCTAGATCTACTTTTAGCGAGTTGGCAACCCTGAAAGTATCTGCAAGAGACCACTCCAAAGATGTGGAAGTTCATTTAGGAGGTAAGACAACAGAAGAAATATATAATGAAATTGTGAAGTTATGTCCTGAAGAAATAGTCAAAAGGCCTTACTGCATGGAGAGCATATCTAGTCTGATAAAGGAATATGAAGAAGTAACAGCCTCTAAGATAACTCATGTAACTCAATTAGCTCCTTGGTGTTTAGAGAGTCTTCAGAAGCAAGGTCATTTCAATAGTGATCAATTTGATAAATCTCAACATGGAGGAGAAAGAGAGATACACGTCTTGGAAATTAAGGCAAGGATAGTACAATTTTTTATAGAGAAAATCTCAAGGACTATCTGCTCTTATTTCCCCTCTGAAACTACTGTTAATCCTAAGACTAAAGACACTTTTGTCAAGGATCATTATGCAAAAGCCAGAGCTCAGCTAGGAGAAGATTTTGTTACTGTGTCAAAATCTGCTGACGCCACAACTTGGTGTCAATTCCACCATTCAAGTCATTTTGCCGGAATGTTTGTAAATATATTACCAGAAGAATTGCAAAACTTTGCACTGTCAGCCTTATCACTTTGGCCTAGGAAACGTATGTCTTTTCCCCTAAAACAAGCTGCCAGCTTGACTAACAATGTCAAATTAGAGACAGACAACAGCACATATATGCAATTTAAGAAAGATTTTAATGAAGGAACAGGAATGTTTACTAATCCTAGAACAAACTGTGTGGAAGTGATATCAGGGATGTTTCAAGGAATCCTTCACACTACCAGTTCACTATACCATGTGATGATACAAGAAGTGATGAAACAAGCTACTATATCCTTGTGTTGTGGTAGATTAGGACTCAAAGATTTGGTAATCACAATATGTGAAGGAAGTGATGATTCAGCTTGCATGATCTCTGTGAAGGGGAAGCCTTCTAAACACATCTTCAAAAAACTAAAAAGAATACTTCTATGGAAAGAGCGAGTCTCACCTTATTTGTCAGTGTATTGCAATGAAGCAAAATCATCTATAGGAACTCATGATCTTGTTGAATATAATTCAGAATGGAGCATAAGGCACATGTTGGTAAAGCCTACATTCAAATTTGTAAGTGCTTCTCAGACTATCACAGTGACAGAGAGGTTCATAGATAGATTTAGAATATACAATAATATGATAACGGATTGTCTGACAGGAGGAGCCTCAACACTAGAGTGTTCTGTCATCCAGTTATTTCAATGTACCATGCATTATCTCTTGATGGGCATTTCTAACCAAAAAAACAGAGATTTACAAGAGTGCTATCATAGAATGATAATAGAGAATCCTAATCCTTTACATGGATTCTTCCCTCTTGATGAAGATGTGTCTTGTGGTGTACCTGGAGTAGAATTTGCCCTGCACAGGTTGTACAAAACCACCAGTTTTGGAACTGAACTAAAGGCAGTGGGAGAGTCAGATGTGGATGTAGACTTTTCACCTGAAGATCTACCAAACTGGATGAAAAGTAGAGATTTATCGTCTGTCAGACTCAAGTTTTCTAATATGAGGTTATTTTACAAAGTCTTAGAAAGAATGAATATTGAACCTCTTGAAGATGCAGTATCGGCAGCTGACAAAGATCCTGAGATTTTATTCAGTAGATCTAACTCTTGGGATGATGAGCAACACAACTTAGTTTTGAAAGTCTATAGCAGAGGGGTAAGAGAGAGCATATCAAATAAATGCTCTATGCTTCGAATGGCTGCTGCCTCATCTTATATTCTCACCAACAGGTGCTTTAGCACAATGTATGTAGATGAAGATCTAGAGAATATAGACAAGATAGCTGTGAAAGAGATAAAGACTTTAAGGTCCAGCTTGACAGGAGACAAGGATAAAGACACAGAGATAAAGCAAGCCATAAAAAATCTTCAAAATCCCTTAGAAAAGACCACTCTGCTTTGCCTGATGGACAAATATCGAAATAGGATTAGCAAATTGATGAAGGATGATAAACTAGAATCTACTCTTTTCCCATTCTATAAGGAGTACAATAAAATTCACAGTGATATATCTAATCTAAAGACATCAGGAGTTCTTGTAAACCAATACACAAAAAGAACTTCCAAAGCCAAGATCAATGTGATTGAGAAACCACTAGGAGAAGTGAATGTGATTGATATGTGTAAAAGGCAGTGGTTTAACATGGGAAGAATTCCATACTCCAGAGGGCAATATAGAAGGAAGTGGGACGAATTGACTAATAAATTTAGTTTCTTGAGCAAATTGCCAGGAGTAGAAGGGTTCAGGAAAACATGTGAAGCTCTTAAAATGAGTGTGGTGCAAGCTAAGATGTACTTGGAGAGTCTTTCCTTAAGAGCCAGATCTGTGGTATTATACGATAGCAACTCCAGAGGAGGAAACTTTGTGTATTCTCTAAGTAGGATTTACTGGCCTAATAAAAAGATATTAATGCCAGAGAGCAGCGTCCAAGATCTACTCTCTAATTTAAGAAGCAATCTATTCTCTATATCAACCTTTTGGTTTAGCAGAGAAAAGAAATCTAATTTGATATGCAAAGAAATAAAGAATTCCTCCATTCTAAAGTCTTCTTGGGATGATTTGCCTACCCATGGCAAAAGACTCAAGATAATTCATGAGGTGCTAAATGGAGTGGCCAATCAGTACTTAATAGATAGAGTAGAGTCTACTAAGAGGGGGCTTCTTGGAACTTTCACACAACAGCAGAAAGGGAATGGAAAAGGAAGGAAAGGAGCAGGAATATGGCAGGGAACTATATGTGGTATTAGTGTACAGATAGAATTGACAGATAATGTGTGTTCTAGGATAGTGTTAAACTCCCTTCATGATACTGTGTCTTTAGGACATCACCTAAATGGTTTTATGAATGATGCTAGTCTAGAAGTGCCAAGGTTCCACAAAGAAGATCATCCTAAAACAAATTGCTGGCTAACTCACGATGGAAGAATAACAGTTTCTAGAGAACCCAGAGGAGTTCCCATCTTCCAGAATCAGGGTCTTAGAAATGTCAAGTTGGATGAGATGATTAACATGCCTTGGACAATTGATGTGAATAATCAGAACGTGAGGATTAGGGCTAGGAATCAGAGAACAAATGAAGTCTTCACAGTTATGTCTGAGACACTTACTAACTCTGATTGGATATCCGGAATTGCTCCTACAGAGGAAGATCCTATTTTCAGACAATGGCAAATGGGTGAAAGTGTCAATTTAATTTTATTTGAAGAAATACTCAGGAAGGTATTTCCAAGAACTAGATACAACTTCATGAAGGCAAAGGAGTCTATAGAGAAGAGGAAGTACAAAAATGTTATGGACTGGGACATTAAAGCCCTTCAGGAGGTAATTCGTAGCAACTATAGACTGGGTTCTCCTTTGGTAGAAATTGAAAAAGAGTCTGAAGAGACTACGTCTCACAAAGATGTTTTAGATAGATTTAAGTGCATGCTAGAAACAGAGTTAGATTCTTTTGATTTAGGCTTAGAAGAAGAGATGGGTTTATGGGGGGATGAAGTGGAGAATGAAGAGCAAGCACTTAACGAGATGTGGGGAATAGATTTAAATGAGAAAGAAGACAGAGCCTTAGATGAGGTGCTTAGAGTATTTTTGGAATCTTCTGATGAAAAGTTCTTTGAGTTGGTCGATTATGAAGACATGAAAAAGAATTATAGGATGCCATCATCAGGGAGGTTCTTCTCTTCCTTAGATCATATAAATATGATCTTACATAAAGAAACTATAAAAGAATCAATTTGCTCGTCAAGGTTTTCAGAAGGGTTGATAGGTATCTTCTTCTCTATTGCATCCATGAAGTATCTAGTAGGTAGAGAAGAAGGTTTGTCTAGTGAAATCCTACAGCTGGAGGATGACATAAGATCTGTAAGCAGTGGATTCTCGAAACCTGATGCTTTGGTGAGACTAACCCTAGATGAGGTAAGAATATCTATAGCCAATATACAGAACCAGATCGAGAATTCAAGTGAAAACTTAAAATCCAGATATAGGCGTTTATTGAATTTTTATCTAGACAGAGAAGAGGAGATATTATCTATAAGAGCTAAACAAAGAGGTGTAGATATTGTAAGCAGATACTCGGAGAGGATAGCAAATGAATTGAAGACCTTTATTATTGAAGAGGATCTAATCCCTGTCAAACTAGACATGTTAGAGCCAGAGATGGCGGAAAACATGTACAAGACCTTTGTTAAAACTACTGTTTCCATGAGTAAATCTATAACAGAACCTGAAAAAGAGGAGGCAATTCTACATTTATCTTCTGACTCCATGAGTAGAGGATGTTTACAAACTATAGGGCTAGCTTTTAAGATCAGCATTTACATTAATGATGAGATAATAACAGAATCTAGTGAATCTAACGGACCTGTTCTACAACTAAGAGTTGAAGATCCTCATTTTGTAACTCAAGCTTGATAAAAATATAAATATATTTCCCTTGAATTGACCATCCTT